GACCAGCGGAATTGATGAGTATGCGATCCCGCAGTGCCAGGCTGATGATCATATGCGCGAGTGCATCGCGCACCTGTGCTGGCATGGGGAGGCCGCCAGCCATGAGACTGACGACGGTTACATTGTCGTCCAGTTCGGCGATTTTACGCTTCAGGTCTGATCGATGACATCAGCCGTCGCCTCGTCCCGCTTCGCCCTTGCCAATGCTGCGTGTGTTGAGGTGTGGGCGACGGCTGCGCTTGAGGCGATGCTCGGCCGTGTCTTTGCCGAGTTGGAACCGCCGAAGCCGATGTCGATCATTGAGTGGGCGGAGACGCATCGGGTGTTGTCGCGGGAGGAGGCGAACGACTACGCGGGGCCGTATGACTTGGACAACACGCCGGCCTTGCGCGGAATCCTCGCGGAGTGCGACCCGAAGCGGAACCGCCGCGTGGTGGTGCAGAAGGCCGCGCAGCAGGGCTACACGGCCGGCGTCGTGTGCAACGTCATCGGCTATCACGTTCATTGGGAGCCCTGCGTCCAGGTCGTGATGTTCCCGCGCGAGAAGTCGGCCAAGGACTTCGACGCCGAGAAATTTTCGCCGATGGTGCGCGCCACGCCAGCGCTGGCAAAGTGCATCCGGCTTAAGTCCCGCACCGACGGCAACAGCACCACGCGCAAGCACTACCCGGGCGGCCTGGCCAAGTTCGTCGCGTCGAACTCGCCCAGCGACGTGAAATCCACCTCGGCAAAGATCCGCATCGTCGAGGAACCGGACGACACCAACAAGGACGTCAAGGGGCAGGGCAACGCCATCGCTCTCCTGCGCGAGCGCGGCAAGACGATCCGCGACAACTTCGAGCTGATCGGCGGCACACCGACGGCCAAGGGCGCCAGCGAGATCGAAAAGGAGATGCGCACCACGGACCAGCGCCGGTTCATGGTGCCGTGCCACCACTGCGGCGAGCGGCACGAGGTCGAGTGGGCGCATGTCGTTATTCCCGGCCTCGATCTCACCCCCGAGGATCTGGCCGATCCGGCGACCGATGCGGCCTTCCCCGAGCGCGAGGTGTATGGCCGCGCCCGGCACGAAGACGCCTACTATGTCTGCCCGCATTGCGGCGGCGTCTGGACCGACGACGAGCGGATTGCCAACATCCGCACCGCCGCCCGGGTGGCGCCGTTCTACGGCTGGGAGCCGACCGCCGACAGCCCCGATCCCGGCTTCTATTGCAACGAGCTGCAGAGCGTCTTCGAAGGTTCGCGCGTGCCGGTGCTGGCCGAGAAGTACCTGCGCGCCAAGCACCTGATGGACCAGGGCGACCCGACCGAGATGGTCGCCTTCTGGAACAGCACGCGCGGCATGTGCTGGGAATACAAGGGCGAGCTGCCGGAAGAGGAAGAGCTGCGCGCCCGCGCCGAGGCCTACGCCGAGTGGAGCGTGCCGGCCGGCGCCCTGAAGGTGCTGCTCTCCGTTGACGTGCAGCACGATCGCCTGGCGATCACCTGCTGGGGCGTTGGGCGCGGGGAGGAAATGTGGCTCGCGTACTGGGGTGAGGTGTACGGGCAGACCGTCGTCGCCCATGCCGGCGCGTGGCTCGAACTGGAGCAGCTGCTCGGCAAGCAGATTCGCAGCGCCGTGGGCGGCGCGCTGCCGGTGTCCGGCGTGGCAATCGACTGCTCGGACGGCCAGACGTCGGACGCCGTCTATGCGTTTGTACGCAAGCACAACCGGCGCGACCGGCCGGTGATCGCCGTCAAGGGCGCCGCCGATGCCGAGGGGCGCGTCGAGATCTGGACGCCACCGAAAGCGGTTGACCCGAACTACAAGGCCACCAAGGCGCACAAGTACGGCGTGCATGTGCATATCGTCGGCACCGCGAAGGCCAAGGATTTGATTCTCGGTTGGGCGCAGGAAGGCGGGCGCGTGCGGCTGGCCGGCAAGGGGCCGGGGCGGATGCACTGGTACGACGGCGTGCGCGCCGACTTCTACGAGCAGATGCTCTCCGAGATCAAGATCCCCAGCCGCACCAACCCGCGCCGCCGCGCCTGGAAGGCCCGCACCGACCGCCGCAACGAGGCGCTCGACTGCACGGTGTATGCCCTTTACCTCTCCCGCCACCTGCGGCTGCACGTGCGCAAGTCGGGCGAGTGGGATCTGGACGAACTGCGCATTCGCCAGGGCTCGCTGATTGATGGGGAGGCGGTGCGAGTCAAAGATGAATCGCCGGGCGACCATTTTCCTGACGCCACGGAAATGGTCGAGACGTCTGCACCGCTCTCCCTCCCACTGCCAGGCCCCCAACCAAAAACCACCCCGCCGTCCCGCCCAGTACATACCTTCGGCAGCGATGCCTGGAGTTCACGCTTATGATCGACCGACTTGGAGAAAAGCTCAGCGCCATCCAGTTGCACTATGACATTCTGGCGATTGTGCGCGAGGAAATTTGTTTTACCGATCATTTCGCGGAACAGATTGCCGCTGCGATCACACGGGGGCTGCAGCGCCGTCTGGGTGGGCAGGAGGTTTATATCCCCGCCGAAGACAAGCGCGATCGTGATGCACGTATCAGACAAGAGTTCAACGGCCGTAACCGCGACGAAATCATGAAGAAGTACGACATCAGCAAAAGCCGCCTGTACGAAATCATCAGTTTGAAGTGATCCTTGAAATTCCGGTTTCTTGGGAAGAAACCGGAATGGGCTTTCCCTACCATCGGCGGCATGTCAATCGCCTCCGACCTCCTCGACCTCTACGTCGCCGCCGAAAAGAAGATCCTGCTCGGGCAAGCCACGACGCTGGGTGATCGCACTTTGACGCTGGCGAACCTCGCCGAAGTGCGCGCTGAGCGCGAAAAACTCGAACGCCGCGTCGCCGCTGAATCAAGAACCTCCGGGTCCGCCCGCTACGTTTCGCCGGACTTCTCCTGATGAACATCATCGATCGCCTGGTCGCCTTCGTGTCTCCGGAAGCCGGTTTCAGGCGCCGCCAGTTCCGTACCCTGATGTCCGGGTACGACGCGAGCCGCCCGAGCACCTTGCGCAAGTTCAGCCGCGACCACATGTCCGGTGACTACCATGCGCGTAAGGAAGCTCGCTCCCTCCGCGCTCAAGCCCGCCAGCTTGACCGCAATCACGATATCGCCCGTGGTGCCCTCAGTGTTCTCGTCAACAACATTGTCGGGCCGCAGGGGATTGGAATTGAGCCGCAACCGCGCAGCGTCTCCGGCGAACTGCTTGAAGACCTGGCGCAGCAGCTGCAATCACTCTGGAAGGATTTTTGCAAGTTTCCGGAAGTGACGTATCAGCATAATTGGGCGGCCTGTCAGCGCCTGGCCTGCCGGACCTGGTTGCGCGATGGCGAAGCGTTCGCCCAGATGCTCGAAGGAACCGTCCCGAAGCTCGATCACCGCACGACCGTGCCGCTATCGATCGAATTGCTTGAGCCTGACCAGATCCCGACCGAGGATGAACTGTTCATCAAGGATGGTCAGGGCGGCATCCTGCGCAACGCCTGGGGTCAGGCGACCAGCTATCGCGTGCTCAAAGTGCATCCCGGGAGCGGCCTGCTCAACCCCATGATCAACGCCGCCGATCTGCGCTTCGTGCCTGCCGATCGCATGGTTCACGTCAAGCTCGTTGACCGCATTGGCCAAAGCCGTGGCGTCTCTGTTTTCGCCAGCGTCATCACCCGCCTGGAAGACCTCAAGGATTACGAGGAATCGGAGCGCATTGCCGCGAAGATTGCCGCCTCGATGGCGGCCTACATCAAAAAAGGCACGCCGGACCTGTACGAAGGCAACAAGGACGAAAACGGCAACACCATCCCGCGCTCGATGCGTTTTCAGCCCGGCATGGTCTTCGATGACCTCGCGCCAGGGGAAGACATCGGGATGATCGACACGAATCGCCCCAACACCAACCTTCCGGCACACCGCGACGGCCAACTGCGCGCCGCCGCTGGCGGCATCGGCGCCAGCTATTCGAGCATCAGCCGCAACTACAACGGCACCTATAGCGCTCAACGCCAGGAGCTTGTCGAGCAGTGGATTACCTACCAGGTGATGGCGGAAGCCTTTACCGCGCAGTTCGTGCAGCCCATCTGGGAGCGCTTCGTCGCGATGGCGGCGCTTTCCGGCGCCATCACTCTGCCGTCAGACCTTGACACGCCAACACTTGACGACGCCTTGTTCATCGGCCAGCAGATGCCGTGGATCGACCCGGGGAGAGAGGCCTCGGCCTTCGAGCAGCTTGAGATCAACTGTCACATCAGCGGGCCGGAAATCATCCGTCGTCGCGGCGGGAACCCGCGTGACGTGCTCGATCAGCAGGCCAAATGGCTCCGTATGAAGGAGAAGGCGGGGCTCCTGAAACCAGCCGCGTCGCCTCCGGCCGAGCCAGAATAACCTGAAGACGAAAAGGACGCCACGAAATGAAACCCTGGTATTCGATCCAAGCCCGCGCAAACAAAAGCGCGGAAGTTTTCATCTACGGCGACATCGGACCCAGTTGGTGGGAAGAAACCGTCACCGCCAAGCAGTTCGTCGCCGACATCAAGGATCTCGACGTCGATACGCTGATCGTCCGCGTCAATTCCATCGGCGGCAGTGTGCCGGATGGACTTGCGATCTTCAATGCGCTGAAGCGACACAAGGCCACGATCACCACGACCAACGACGGGCAGGCGCTATCGATCGCCAGCCTGATCCTGATGGCCGGCGACACCATCGAAATGGCCGACAACGCCATGCTGATGATTCACGCCCCATGGACCTACGTGGCCGGCAATGCCCAGGAACTGCGCGATCGCGCCGATCTGCTCGACAAGTGGGCGGAAGCGATGGCCGGTTCCTATGTACGCGGCGGCAAGACCAAGGACGACGTCCTGGCGCTGCTGCAGGACGGCCAGGACCACTGGTACACCGCCGACGAAGCGAAGGCAGAAGGCTTTATCGACACCATCGTCGCCGCCATTCCCATGGCCGCCAGTTTCAACCAAACCCGTTTCACGCCGCCGGCCGCGCGCCGTGCAGTGAATCCCCCCGCGGCAGCCGCCGCTCAACCTTCCGTCAAGGAGACCCGCATGACTCAGCAAGTCCCGACCCCGGCGGCGCCCACATCTGCCGCCACCCCGACTCAAGCCGCCGCGCCCGACGTTTTTGACACGGCCCTGGCCATCGACGTCGACGACATCAAAGCCCAGGCACTGGCGGGTGAAACGACCCGCCGCAATAACATCAAGGCGATCGCCAAGCCCTTCATGGCACGTGCCGATATTGCTGCCCTGACCAATAACGCCCTCGACAATTCGGCGACCTCCGTCGAAACCTTTCGCGCCCAACTGCTCGCTCACATGGGCCGCGATGCGCAGCCCTTGGGTGGCGGTCTCGTGATGACGATCGAGGACGAAAACGACAAGTTCCGCGCGGCAGCGGTTTCCGGCATCATGATCCGCGCTGGCCTGACGGCGAATGACACGACCAACGAATTCCGTGGCTACTCGCTGATGGAACTCGCTCGCGCGAGCCTCGCCCGCAAGAACATCAGCACCAAGGGCATGGACAAGATGGCGGTCGTTGCCGCCGCCTTCACGCACGGCACCTCCGACTTCGACAACCTGTTGGCTGATGTCGCCAACAAGTCGATGCTGAAAGGCTACGACGAGGCCGACGAGACCTTCCAGCGCTGGACCAGTGTCGGCAACCTGCCCGACTTCAAGCAAGCCAAGCGTGTTGATCTCAACACCTTCCCCGCGCTACTCGAAGTCGCCCCCGGTGCCGAATACAAGTACGCGACCATCGGCGATCGTGGCGAAACCATCCAGCTCGCTACCTACGGCCGGATGTTCAGCATCAATCGCCAGGCCATCATCAACGACGATCTGGATGCCTTTACCCGTGTCCCGAACAAGATGGGCCGCGCCGCGATTCGCACCGTCGGGAATCTCGTCTATGCCGTGCTGACAAGCAATGCCGCGATGGCCGATGGTACCGCGCTGTTCCATGCCGATCACGGCAACCTGCTGACTGGCGCAGTGCTCTCCACCACCTCGGTTGATGCGATGGATGCGGCGATGGCCAAGCAGAAAGATGCCACGGGAAACACGCTCAACATTGGCTTGGCGTACCTGATTGTTCCCCGCGCCCTCAAGGGATTGGCAATGCAAATCGCGAACTCGGAGTTCGAGATCGGATCCGCGACGCGCAACAACACCACGCCGAACTGGATGCGTGGCGTGTTCGATGTGGTTGCCGATGCGCGGCTCGATGCGTCGTCTTCCAGCAACTGGTACGGCGCGGCAAACCCGGCTTTGCACGACACCATCGAGGTCGCCTACCTCGACGGAAACAGCGCCCCGACACTTGAGCAGCAGGGCGGCTGGACCGTCGACGGCGTCGAATTCAAGGTGCGCATCGATGCCGGCGTCAAGGCGCTCGACCATCGCGCCATGGCCAAGAACCCGAACTAATCCGACAACCCCGTAGCGGGCCGCAGTAGCGGCCCGAATGAAAGGAAACATCATGCAAAACTACGTACAGGAAGGCGAAGTCCTCACCCTGACCCCGTCTGCGGCCGTAACAGCCGGCGTCGGTTATCTCTTCGGCGCCGCGCTGTTTGGCGTAGCGGTCAACGACGTCGCTCAGAACGTGGCCGGCGCGTTCCTTGTTGAAGGCGTCGTCGAAATCGCCAAGACCAGCGCACTGGCGATCGCAGTCGGCGACCGCGTGTTCTGGGACCCCACAAACAAGGTCGTCAACAAGACGTCGGCCGCCCAGCAGTGCGTTGGCGTCGCCGTTGAAGCGGCTGCCAATCCGAGCGGTACGGTAAAAATCAAACTCGGGCACTTTGTGCCGGTTGCCACCTAACCCCTCCTCTGCCGGCCTGACCTCACCGGCAACTTTCCCCCGGCTTCGGCCGGGGGTTTTTACATCCCCGGAGAACCGCCCCCATGAAAAAGACATTCCACGCCCTCTTCGCCACTCTCGCCTTCGCGCTGGCCCTGTTCGCCGGCCCAGCCGTCGCCGCCACCATCCACGCTCCGGACAGCTTCCTGTACGACGCCGTACGCGGCCAGATCGTGTTCGGCACCGACACGATCAAGTGCGGCCTGGCGCCCTCCACCTACACCTACAACCGAGCAACGCACACCAAGCGCAGCGACGTGACCGAAGTCACCGGCACCGGCTACACCGCCGGCGGCCAGACCGTCACAGTGACAGTGACCAACGACACGACAAACCACAAGCTGGTGATCGGCATTCCGCAGATCGTCTGGACCGGATCGACGACAATCACCGCGCGGCAGCTGTTCTGCTACAAGTCGACGGGCACAGCCTCCGCGGACCCGTTGATCCTTTTCGCCGACTTCGGCGCGGATGTCTCCAGCTCGGGCGGGACGTTTACCGTCAACGCCATCACGCTCGAATACACGCATCCGTAAGCATCGTGCCTGCCTCTCCGGAGACCTACGCCATCGCGTCGGGCGAACCGCTCGGCGCCGGGCGGTTTGTCGCGCCAGATTGGGCGCCGGCGGCGGGTGAGATCAAGACGATCAGCAAAACGGCGGGGTTTTTCGGGACGAATGGCGGGGCGACGCTCGCAGAAATCAACCCGGCGTATCAAAGCTGGAACCCCGACGCCCCGTCGCTGGGCGTATTCGGCATTAAGAATGTGTCGACCGGGCTATCGGCGTATTCATGGGGATCGATCCTCTCGTACGGGGGATCGTCGTTCAACAGCGCCACACGGCAGATTGTGACGTATCAAGCTGGACATTCCGCCGCAAATGTCTGCGCACCGTTCTGTTTCGACCTGAATGACCTGCGCTGGAAATGGCTTGATACGCCGGTCCCGTTCGACGGCTACGCGGCTGTCTATTACGGCGACGGGCAAATTGACTCCGCATCGATGGCCGTCAAGTACGGCGATCAACTCGACTACCTCTGGGGCGACGTCAATGGCGGATCATCCGCTTTCGGCGATTTCGCTCGCCCCGGCATCATTCAGCCGATTCCGGGGCACTCCCGCGCCGCGCTGGTCTATATTCCTCCCGCCATCGCTGGCAACGCCAAAGGGCAGATGCACACCTGCGTCCAGGCGACCGGCGTCCTCAGCGGCGTGCTGTCCAGGCAGTCGCATGTGTTCGACTACGATACAGCGCTCTGGGCACGTACCGCGCAGACGTACCCCGTCAATTCAGGTCTTGGGCACACAAAAGCCGCCTGTCTCGACCCGGAGAGCGGGAAGATCGTCATCATGGGAACGTGCAGCCCGGCAACACCGCTGTACGTGTTCGACGTCGCCACTGGAATCTACACGTCACGCTATCCGAGTAATTCCGTGGAGAGCTGTACAGACGTCGGTGGATCGATTTATCACGAGGCATCAGGACTCCATGTCTTCGCGCCGTCGCGAACCGCCTCGGGCGCGGCGGCGATGGGGCTGGATGGGGTGACGATGCAGTTCATCGCCTGCCCGATGGATAGTATCGTCGGAAGTGGCGCGTTTTCCTTCACGACGCTCAACGTAGCTGTTGAAAGCACTTGGCCCCTCAATAACTCCGGCTACAACATCTCGATCGGTTGGACGTACTGCCCGGTCGACAAGTGCCTCTATGCGATCGATGGCGTCGGCGGGTCGAATAAATACTGGCGACTCTCGCCCCCTCCCAACGCGGCGACTCCTGGAGACTATTTGAGCGGCACTTGGACGCTGTCGGCGCTGGCCTTCACTTCGGGGCAAAACGCCTCGTCCGTGGTGCGATCGAACGTCTATCAGAAACTGTCCTGGGATAAGAAAAGTCGGTCTTTCGTCTTTTTTAGTGACAGTATCAATGACCCGGTACAGGCGTTTCGGCCTGCCGGAATCTAGGAGAAAACATGGCAATCTACGTGCGATCAACGGACGGCTCAGACAGCGATGACGGCTCGACGTGGGCCTTAGCAAAAGCCTCCTTGACGGGAGCGGCTGCGATCGACGTCGCGGGCGATGTGATTTATCTCAGCCAGTCGCACGCGGAGAGTACGGCGGCGGCTGTGACGCTGGATTTCGCCGGGACACTGGCCGCGCCAACGAAAGTGATTTGCGCGAACGATGCGGCCGAGCCTCCGACGACCAGTGCTGAGTCGGCAACGGTCACGACAACCGGCGCAAACAACATCAAGATTAAAGGAAAGGTCCTGATTCACGGTGTGACATTCAATATCGGGACAGGAAGTTCTTCTGCGGGTCTGTACCAGACAGAGAATGAACTGAAAGGCGTGCAGATTTATGAAAAATGCAAATTCAAGATACTAAACACGGGATCATCGTCAGCTTTTATTTTTGTCAGCAGTGCAGGCGGAAACGCCTATGGGCAAAAAATCACCTGGCGCGATTGTGACGTCCTGTTCTCGGGTTTCCTGCAGGCGGTGAGGGTTCAAAATGCACGCTTTCGGTGGGTGGGTGGCGCGCTCCTCACCGGAGGGGATTCGCCTGACTACCTGATTAAATTTAACAACTCATGTCATGCGCGTCTGGAAAATATTGATTTATCGAACGCCGACACAGATATATCGATTTTTTACGGCGAAGGGAGTGATGCAGTTGTTGATGGCATTATTAGGTCGTCAAAACTGCCGAATAGTTGGGCTGGTAACGTCGGTGTGACGACCGGCCCGTATCAGCGTTTCGAGATGCACGAATGCGCATCCGGCGCGGACCGTATCCGGCTACGGGTAGCGGATTACGCTGGAACGATCGCCGATGAAAACACAATTATCAGGACTGGCGGTGCGAATGACGGCACAGCGTACAGTTGGAAGCTCAGCACCTCGGCCAATGCACTGTATCCGACCATCCCCCTGACAACACCGGAACTCCCGGCGAAATGGAATGATACGACCGGATCGGCGGTGGCCGTCTCGGTTGAGGTGCTGCACGATTCGCTAACGGCGCTGAACGACGACGAGATCTGGCTGGAAGTCACGTATCTGCCAGAGACTACGAAGCAAGGGGAAACCGTATCAGACGGGAAAGCCTCCTATCTCGTGGCAGCGACCGCGCAGGCATCGAGCAGTGCGGAGTGGACCACGACCGGACTGATGAATCCGAACAAGCAAAAACTCTCGGTGACGATCACGCCGCAGAGCGCGGGCTACATCCAGGCGCGGGTACATCTCGCCAAGGCAAGCACGACGGTCTATGTCGATCCGAAACTGACGGTGGCTTGAGATGGCACAACGGCTAATTCCGGGGGCAGGATGGGTCGATGAGTCTGGCGTCGGGCAGGCGCTGATTCCCGGCGTCGGGTTTGTCGATGATCCGGCAACGGGTGGATCAACCGACGCCACCGCCACCGGAGGCACTGGAACAGGGGCTGGAAGTGGCACAGGGGGTGATGCCACGGGCGGCGCATCGGGATCATTCACGAGCTCGCCGATGTACTCGTCGGGCATCCTGCAGGTTAGCGTCGCGCTCGACTGGACCTGGTACCCGGGCGCGATCGGAGCGGCGCCCACGAGTGCGCTTGTGCATGGCAGCGGCGCGACGTCTGCCTCTGGCACGCTGACCGCCTCTGGTCTGCCGACAGGCGCAGGTTTCCTTCTCGCGGAAACCGCTGACGGCGCGATCTATTACGAGGCCGGGACGGTCGCCTGATGCTCCGCAACCTCAACGCTACCTACGCCGGCAAGCGCATCCTCGCGTCGCCGACGATCGGCGTTCTCGCGTCGGTCATCGCCGCCGAGACCGCCGAGGGCGATCAGGGGCCCGGCATCCTTTACAACGAGTCGATCGATCCGGTTTATGCAGGCAAGTACCTGCGCGCCTGGATCACCAACCCGCCGACAGTGGGGTCACTGCTGATCGCCGAGAACGGCGCGATCGAGGGCTACGACCTGCCAGTCGGCACGCACGTTTTTCCGTACGACCTGATCGTCAATGATGCCTATGACTCCTCGTCGTCATTCACGGTCGCGGTCGGCGTTGTTAATGCCGTGGCCGAAGGCGGTGTCGGCGTTGGGGCAGGCAGCGGCACCGGCGGCGACGCGGCCGGACAGGTTGCCGGAACAGCGGACGGCGGTACGGGCAGCGGTACCGGCACGGGTACCGGAGGCGATGCGGCCGGCGAAGTGTCTGCAACAGCCGAAGGCGGCATCGGAACAGGCACAGGAACAGGCAGCGGAGGCGAAGCCGCCGGCGAAGTATCCGTGACGGCTGATGGTGGCACCGGAATCGGTACCGGGAGCGGCACGGGCGGCGAGGCGATCGGCGAGGCCGGCGGCTCGGCCACGGCGGCAGGCGGTACAGGCACCGGTACAGGTAGCGGCATGGGTGGCGAGGCCTCCGGAGAAATCTCGGCTACGGCTGATGGCGGCGCCGGCACGGGTGCCGGTACCGGCAGCGGTGGCGACGCCGTAGGCGGTTCGGCCGATGCCGTCGCGGAGGGCGGTACAGGAACAGGCATTGGCGTCGGCACCGGAGGAAACGCCGTTGGAAGCACAGACGCTTCTGACCTTCAGCCGAGCCAGGCCCCCTGGCGTCTGCGCAGCTTGCCGCGCGTCTATCGTGTTGCGTCCCTCCCCCGTATTTTCAAGGTGACCAAAATGACTCGAACCCTCCCCACCAAAGACCTTGAAGAGGTCAAGAAAGTAACGTTCGATTTTTCGCCTGATGCCGATCAGGTTTCAAATCCGGACATCACCATTACCGCTGTTTCCGGAAATCTTGAATCGGATGTCAGCGAAATGAAGGTTGGGACCCCAACGGAAAGTGGTCCATTGGTCATTCAGTTGATCGGTGGTGGCGAGGCCGGAACGACGTATCGCGTCCGTTGCAAGGTCAATGATCCGGACGGTGAAGTGCACGTGCTGGCGGCCCAGTTGCCGGTGGCGACGACGTAATATGCAAACGTCTGTACCGATTCCCTTCCTTTCGCTCGATGCGCTCATTGATCTTCTGATCGCGCATCGGCAACGCTATCCAGAGCATCGGTCCTGGCATGTTGAAGTCCTCGATCATCTGCTTATTGCGCCACCTGCACATCTGACACATGACGATCAGGATCAAGTTGTGGTTCTTCTTGGGTTTCCCTGTCGCTAGTTGATATTCCGGTTTCTTGGGAAGAAACCGGAACGTGCTTTTCCTACCATCGGCGGCATGTCTGATGCCTTCGACCCCTCCGCCACCTATCAATTGCTCGGGCAATCCGTCGTGCATTTACCGCTCTCCGGCGGTGAAGTAACAGGGTTGGCGGTGTTGGACGCGCCAAAACTTCTGCCTTTCAATGGGGATGTTGTCGCGATTGATCCGACACTTCGTTTTTTGACAGGCACTTTTTCTGTGCAAACCGGCGATTCGTTCGTGATTGGATCGCAGGTTTGGAAAGTGATTGCACCTCCATCGCCACTTTATGATGGGTCAGAGTCGGTGGCTTCTGTCGTTAGGGTCTCGTCATGAGCTTCGACTACGCCGCCACCGAGCAACAACTGCTCGCCCGCCTCGCGCCGTTGGTCGCTGCGGCCGGTATTCCGCTTTACGGCGACGACAGCACCGTCGACCTCACCGACAGCGCCAGCGTCCCGCTCGGCGCCCAGCTCGTTTTCCTCGATTTCTATCCCGACGACCAGGTCGGCGGCGCATCGAAGCACTTTGCGCTGTTCGCCTTCGACCTCTACCTCGATCCGCCGCGCCTCGCGTCCGCGCAATCGGCGGCGGCCTCGGCGCTGTTCGCATCTGCCCTGTCGGCCCTGATCGGCTGGGAGTTCGCCCCCGGCCGCCGGGTCCGCGCCGAAAAGGTGCAGCGCTGCGGCGTCGATGGCCGCATTCGTCGCCGGTCCTTCGGTTTCACCATTCCGGCCTACGTCGCCGGTTCTTAAGGAGCACACCCCATGTCTGCATTCATCGGTAGCGGCAAGATCAAGATCGCCCCCGTCGATTCCGGCGCCAGCTTCTCCCTGCGCGCCTTCGTCGACGTCGGAAACACATCGGCTTTCCAGTTTTCGTTCAGCGAAAACAAGCAGGAGCTGCGGGACTACCGCGACCCCTCCGGCGGCGTCGATGCGTCGGTCTCGCGGATCGAGTCCGTCACGGGTCAAATGGACCTCCGGCACTTCACCGCCGACAACCTCGCGCTGGCCTTGTGGGGAACCACCGCTGCCCTGGCCGCCACGGCGATCGTCGGGGAAGCGCACAAGGCGCACGCCGGCAAGTTCGTCCCGACCGACCGCCTGATCAACACCACGGTCGCCCCGGTGCTGAAGAAGGGCGCGACGACGCTGGATACAGACGATTACACCGTCAGCGCCGGCGGCATCACCTTCGCCGACACGTTTACAACGGTCGGCCTGGTCGATGAAGACGACATCACCATCGACTACACGCCGCTGGCTGGCAACGACATCCAGTCGCTGATCAACGCCGCGCCGAACGTCTCGGTCTTCTTCGAGGGCGTCAATGCGGTGACCGGCAAGTACGCCAGCGTGCGGATGTACAAGTGCAAGCTCGGCGTCGCCGCGAACATCGGCCTGATCGGCGACGACTTCGGGACCCTGCAGCTCTCGTTTACCGTGGAAAAGGACGAGACGGTCGCCGGGGTGGGTACCTCGAAATACTTCGCGCTGCAGCAGGCGGCGTAAGCGATGGCGGCAACCGGTTTTGCCCGCCTCGGCGAACGCACCGTCACGGTCAGGGAATTGACCGTGCGCGAGGTGCGCGACTGGATGGTCGAGCTCGAAACACGCCAGGAGGCCGACGCCATCGGCGCCCTGGCGCTCGACGAATGCCGGCTGGAGGATCTGGCGCGCATGAGCGACATCAGCGCCGCCGATCTCGAAGGCTATACCCCTTCCGAGATGGAGGATCTGGTGGTGGTCTGCAAGGCATTGAACCCCCATTTTTTCAAGGTGCGGGCGGCGCTCACGAGCGTCGCCCGGCTGATCCAGAAGGAAGCGCAAGCGCTGGTCTCGACCGCGCCTGCTGCTGCCTCGTAACGCATGGTCACGCCGGGGTGTGGGACTACCCCTGGCGCACCTACCTGATCGCCCTGGAGATCGCGAACCGTGGCCACCAAAGCTGAGATCAAGTTTGTCGGCGACAGCAGCAGCGCGGTCACCGCCGTCAAGCGCCTGCGCACGGAGATGGGCGAGTTGCAGAGTATCGCCGCCAAGTCGCTCGGCAGCTTCGGCGGACTGCTGGCGGGTGGGGCCGCGGTCACCGGCCTGATCGCGATCACCAAGCGCGCCATCGATACTGGCGACGCCTTCGCGAAGATGAGCGCGAAGACCGGCGTTGCCGTCGAAGACCTCACAAAGTTGCAATATGCCGCCGACCTCTCCGGCGTTTCATCCGAGGCGCTGCAGAAGGGCATGGTCAGCCTGGCCGCCGCGACGGTCGAGGCTGCATCAGGCTCGGGTATTGCCGGTGAGGCGATCACCAAGCTGGGCGTCAAGGTACGCAATGCCGACGGCTCGATGCGCTCGTCGATCGACGTGCTGTATGACCTGGCCGACCAGTTCTCCTTGATGCCGGACGGCGTCGAGAAAACCAACGCCGCTGTCGACATCTTCGGCAAGAAGCTCGGCGCGGACATGATCCCGCTGTTGAACGGCGGCAGCGCCGGCCTGCGCGCCATGGGCGACGAAGCGGAACGGCTCGGCCTCGTGATGAGCACCGAGCTCGCGAAGAAGTCGGAAGAGTTCAACGACAACCTTTCGCGCCTGTCGAAGTATTCGGAAGCGGCCGGGATCAGTATCGCTAACGCGCTGATTCCTGCGCTGAACGAGCTGA